CGTCTCTCTCGGTAGACCAGGTAGCATTCGACCGTCTTGCGTACTTCGCATTGCGTTCAGAACTCCTCTTCGACCAAGCAGCAGACGTACAACCAGTACAACAGGCAATGCCTGGAACTGGTGTCACATTCACCATCTTCGCAGACATCGCAGCAGCGACGGCTACGTTGAACGAAGTAACTGACGTAACTCCAGTAGCGCTCTCAGACAGTCAGGTAACTGTAACCCTTGCCGAATACGGCAATGCAGTTGTCACGACAGCGAAATTGCGTGGGACAGCATTCTTGGATGTTGACTCAGCAGCAGCGAACATCATCGGATACAACGCAGGCGATTCAATCGACCAAGTTGTCCGTGAAGTTCTCGCCGCAGGAACCAACGTTGTTTACGCAACAGGTGGTTCGACAACACCAACAAGCCGCGATTCAATCTCGGCAGATGACATCCTTCACGCAGACGATGTACGCAAAGTTGTTGCACAACTTCGTGGCGCAAACGTCGCAACGTTCGAAGGTTCATACATTGGTTTCATCCACCCAGACGTGTCTTACGACTTCCGTTCAAATACCGACGTAGCATCATGGCGCACACCAGCGAACTACGTAAACCCAGAAGGTATCTACAACGGTGAAATCGGCAAGTTCGAGTCGGTACGTTTCATTGAGACACCACGAGCCAAGAAGTTCGTGAACGCATCAAACGGAACCAGTTCAACTGGAACCATCGATGCCTACTGCACACATATCATGGGTCGTCAGGCTCTTGCTAAGGCGTACAGCGTTCAGGACGGCAATGGTGCAACACCAAAGATTGTTCGTGGCAACGTCACAGACATCTTGATGCGTTTGCAACCACTTGGTTGGTACTGGCTTGGTGGCTACGGTCGCTTCCGCGAGGCTTCGCTTCGTCGAATCGAATCGGCTTCAAGCATCGGTGACAACGCCGCTTAATCAATTTTGATAATTGGTTAATAAGCGACAGCCCCCTGCTTCGGCGGGGGGCTTTTGCTTTTGCTATACTCGTCACGTTGAAAGGTTTTTATGTCTATTTCGAACTACGCTGAAAACAAAATTTTGGAACACACCACAGGTAAAACCGCTTGGACTATGCCAACAGATGTGTATGTGAAGTTGCACACGGGCGACCCTGGTGAGGCTGCGACATCTAATGCTGCTACAGAAGCGACACGCAAAGAGGCTTCTTGGGCTGCGGCTTCGTCGGGTTCTATTGCGACTGATGCAACTCTTGAATGGACTAACGTTGCGGCTACAGAAACAATTACTCATTGGTCTTTGTGGGATGCTTCAACTGCGGGTAATGCTTTGTGGACTGGTGCTTTGTCGTCGTCTGCGGCTGTTACTGCTGGCGATACTTTTCAAATCACTTCGCTTACGCTGTCTCTCGATTAGTCGCAGGGGGTAAACCCTTATGACCACAGCAGTTACAGGTTTTAAAGAACCGTTTGTAGACACAAGCCCGTTTTATCGGCAAACATATTTTCGTACAGTACAACGCACCGCTGTCGGGTCAGGTGGTGGTACTTCATCTGTAGCGCATGGTGCGTCACAAACACGTTTAGGTCAACTTACCGATTTTAGTTTCCCGTATCTTACAGGCGGACGTTTCTATCTTGGTGTTCGTGCGGTTCTTACTGTTACTGCTACAGCATCAGGTTCAGGTACTGCTTCTTCTTCGGCGAACATTGTACGGTTCCGAACGGCTACAGGTGATGGTGTTGGTAGTGCTACTGCGGTAGGAATCCTTGTTGCTGTTCGTACTGCGACAGGTTCAGGTGTTGGCACAATGGATTCGACAGGTTTACGTATTGTGCTACGAACCGCTACAGGTGCAGGTGACGGTTCAGGTAGTGCTTTCTTTGGGCAAATCCCGTCACGAATTGCAACAGGTTCGGGTGTCGGGTCAGGTACTGCAGTTGATTTGGTTATCAACATCCGTACCGCAACAGGTTCAGGTGTAGGGTCAGGGACAGGTAACTGGCTGCTGGTATCTATTCGCACAGCCACAGGTTCAGGCACAGGTACACAAACAGGTGTTGGCGCACGTATTGAACGGCGCACAGCCACAGGCGCAGGCACAAGCGCACAAACAGCCGACTGGGTTAAATCCCACATCTTCCGTGTCGGCATCACAAGCGACTACTCGTTCGCTGCACGCTACCCAGAAACCGATTCAGATAGGCTATTCGCCCACACCCCACAAGGGATACGTGCATACAACCTGTATAAACTCACAAACAACACATACCAGATAACAGACCCACGCAGACCAGAACTTGTAGCAAAAATATATTACGGTGGACACGACATCTTCTTAGACGACACAGAAGTAGCAGAACTAACAGCAGCAGGATTCGGAGCGAACATCACATAATGGCAACATTCAGCCCACCAACAGACAACTTTGTGTCACCTGTAATAGCAGGCGAATTCATGAACGGACAATACTTGGCAGCCACAGAACGTTTAGCGAACCAATGGGGTAAACATGTGGCGTTAAGCCCACGTGGACGCAACGTGTTCTTGTTAACAAACGGGGTTATCACCGAGAACCAGCCGTCAGATGCGGCAACAATTTCTAAAATATATTATGGTGGACATCAAACAGAAGTCACAGCAGAAGAAGTAGCAGCGTTAACAGCAGCAGGATACGGGACATACATAACATGAAACATAGGGAAACACACCCGAATCTGGACGTCGAAGGATGTTTCGGATGTCGGGTCGCTGGGATAAGAATGGCAACGAACAGCACCACGTCACGTGGCGCACAAGTCGCAGCGAACAACCAAACTGAACGAAACTGGAAACAAGACATGCCAGCCTACAAACGGTTACGTGCTGACGGTCTGCAACCTAAACGTATCGACGGCGCAGCAGAAGTAGAAAGGCGTGCACAAGAATCATGGCAAGTGGAAACGGGCATTCTACCAAATACCTGAACCTTGTCGGGGTGAACATACCCGAAGTTGGGTACGGCAAAATGACTCAAGGTTTACGACAATCATTATCGCAACACGTCACATTCGACGACTTAGCAGAACACACAGTTTTTGCTTTGCCACCAAGCATGGTTAAAGGCTGGCATAAAGAACAAGTTCCGCACCTGTTAACAATGTGGGAAACAAATTGGTTGCCACCACAATTCTCATTTTATGTAAAAGAATTTAAAACAATTCTAGTACCAAGTTTACATAACTGGGAACTGTTCTCCGCATATCATGACAACGTTCGAGTTATCCCACTTGCAGTAGACCGCACCATCTGGTATCCCCAACCACACAAACCAAACAAAAAATTTAAACTGCTATGCGGCGGCTCCGAATGGTGGCGCAAAGGACTAGATGTTGTACTAGAAGTATTCAACAAACTACAGTTACCCGACGCGGAACTTCACATCAAAATAGTTCCACCGCACCTGTTCGCACCCAAAGATTTAGAATACCCGAACGTCATAGTCCACCGCAAATGGATGACCGCCGAAGAAGAACGAGATTTAGTGTTATCCGCCGACGCATTCATATCTATATCCAGAGGCGAAGGATTCGGACTGATGCCCTTACAATCAATCTCCGCAGGAATACCCACCATCGTGTCCGACGCCCACGGTCACAAAGAGTTCTCAGATTTAGCGACACACAGAATCCCAACCACACTTGTTCCAACAACCAAAGGCACATGGCAAAACATGGGCGACTGGGATGAACCAGACCCTGAAGCAACAGCCGAAGCCATCAAAGACATCTACAACAACCGTGACAAATACCGTAAACAAGCCGAACAAACAGCCCCGCAAACAGAAGCATTCAACTGGGATACATCAGCGAAACAACTGTTACAGATAGTTAAACCATCTAACAAAACTGTGCCATCGGACTGGGTGACATTAGAACCAACCTGTCAAATACAGGTTAAACGTGCCATCAAAGCCGCAATCGGAAACCACAACATAGATTTCAAACCGAACGTAACCTATACTGTAGTGTTGAATGTCCGTGACGTATTAAAACAATCGGGATACCTATTGGAGACACCATGAAAAAGCCTGTATGGGAAACAAAGAATCCTAAGAAGAAATCTAAGAAACTGTCACCAGCAAA